GAGATGATGCCTTGTTCGACATCTTTCTGTGCTCGTTCAAATCTAAATTCTGCGTCTACTGGTAGAGTCTTGCCTGGTATAACTTGTATCTCACTTCCGTCTTCAAAATCATCTTGTATAAGGTCAATTATTTCTCTTGCTTGTTCCTTGCCTGTCCATTTAGCATAGTGAAGTTCTGTATATTTAATCTTTGCTAATTGATAGAACCAACCTACAGTTTCACCTGCGAGGTAGTCTACGAGTTGGTTTAGTTCGTTTAATCTTAGGAATGATTGCTGAATAAGTGCGAGTCTGCCAGCTTTAGTTTCTTGTCCCTCTCGTTCACCTCTGAAAGCACTTGAAGCCGCCATTATGTTATCTATTTCATTTCGGCTGTCTATCATATCGTCAAATACCATTTGAGGTAGTGGAGAGCCTACTTCACGAGCAACGCCATCTACTACGCCCTTACCCCAAATAATACCCTTAGCTTCGTAAGCTAGAGATTGAGCGTCTGACTTACCCATTACGTCAGCTTCTACCTTGATTACTCCGTTCACAAGCTCGCAGTTCATCCCTATATCTTGCTTTCGTTTATCAATAGCAATCTGTAAAGGTAGTGATAGGGTTATGAAGTCAGTTCTACCGATTGGAGTGTTTTCGTTGTTTAAGATTGTGCCAAAAATATAAGGCTTTCGAGGTTGGTTGAAATAGTTAAAGTTGTAGGCTTTGTAAGATATTGGTTCAGAGTGTCCTTCGTTTGGTGGTAGTTCACCTTCTATAGTTTGTGGTGCGTTAGTTTCCATTTCAGGGCTTGCAGGAGTCATTTGAGCCTTTCTAGTATCTTGTTCTAGTTTTATTTGGGTGAACAATGCTCGTCTATCTTCTCCATAGAGTCCTCCGTCTTTTTGGTCAGCGTTTACTTGCTGTATTTCTTCATCAGTCATTAAAAGTCCATCCCAATCAAAGTATGGGTTACGGATTTTGCCTAGAATTATGTTGTCGTATTTGAAAACTACATAGTCACCAATCCACGCTTCTTTGTATTCTACTTCAGGGTTCATTATGTAGGCTTGGTCTTTAGTTTCTTCAGTAAAGCCAGACTTTTCTAGTATTTCTTTCTCTTTTTCAGGAAAGCGAGCCATCAAAGCACATAGGTTGTCCTTTACTTTCTCGATAGCAAACTCACTTTCTGGTTCATTCTTTGCGTATTTACTAAAGCGTACATCTCTAGGGTCAATAGCTTTTAGGTCAAAGTCATTTATTTTAGCGTTCCAAAAAGGTTTTAACACTACAATACGAGCAAAATATAGGTTTCTAAGTCCTTGTCTGGTTGTTTCTTTCACATTTAAGTCTTGAAACTTCTTACGGAAAAAGCCTTCTAGTTTTCGTGCTAGGTTTTCACTCATTTCACCTTCACGCCCTGGAATAAAGTTAATACCAGGTGGGTTAGCGATAATAGAGTTGATAACAGCCTCCATATTTGGAGTTATTCTATTGGCTAATACTTGCTGAACAGAAGCTGGTACTTTTTCTAGCCATTCGCTAGTGTTTTCGTATGCTTTTGTATTTATTTTGTAAGTCTTTTCTACTATCTGCCAAATTGAGTCAGATGAAGACCATCTGTTTTCTACAAGTTTTGCTAAGTCTGCGTCTTTTAGTTTTGCGATTGAGAATTTTGTTGCCATAAAACGAAATGTTTTGCACAAATCGTCTTGTTGGTCAAGTGAGATTTAATATACAAGTTAATTATAATTTAGGTAGTTTTTTCTGTCAAGTTTATTGATATGGGGATAACTCTGTAATTCTTTTCTATCTTAACATTACTAATTTTCCCTTGTCCGTCAAAGTCTATTGTTGCCCTGCCGTATTGAATATCGAATACTCCAACTGCATCTAGGGCGTTCATCATAGCTAAAATTTGTTCTTCTCTATTTTTCATATTTGAGATTGTCAAAATATTTATTCCACTGTCCGACTTTGTTATCGTCAGAGATTATCTGATAAGGCTTAGGTGTTAAGGGTAGGAAAGTTCCATTAGCTTCAGAAGCTACGGCTAATCTGTAGTACATTGTAGCGAAACAGTTAGACACTAATATTCCATTAGCGTAATACTCGTGTTCGTCTTCAACACATAGGTTATATACTGTTTCTCTTTTCTTTACGGGCTTTAATGTATTTAGCTTGGTAGTCTGGGTACTTTCTTCTCCATTCTCTTGCGTGCCATTTAGAGGCACACTTTGATTGACAATACTTGCCACCATTTTTACTCGTTGATGTAGATTGTTTCCCGCACTCAATACAAACAAAGTCAATTCTTGTTCTAAGATTTGATGTATATTTCTTGATATGCTCTTGCCCTTTTTCTGTTCTAAGCCATTCTTTAAGTTTTTCAATTCTGTAAGGAGTTTCTTTTTGAATTCTTTTAACTTGGTTTTCTCTAAATTCTGCATCTTTCCAATTTGTTTTAAGGTGATATGACTGATGTTCGCCTCTTTTGACACATCCCAAATTAGATAGTTCATTATTAAGTGGATTATGGTCTTTGTGGTGTATTGCAAATCCTTTCGGTATTGCTCCATTTTTATCTTTCCATATTTCTTCGTGCAAGCGACCAGTACCTTTTGACTTAAAAGTTCCGCTTGGTACATAGTAAACTCTTTCAGTCCTTCGTTTTGCTTCAGGGTATCTTCTAAACTTAATTCCTTTGTAGATAATGACTTCTGCTTTTCCTTCAATTTTTGTTTGCATACTAATAGTATATCATTGGAAAGTAAATCACGCAGGGGTTTCATTCCATAATTCTTTACATAAAATGGGTGTTCTGGGGTAGATATAATCTTAGTTCCATTATCAAAAGTAGCCTCTACTACTTTGGCATTTCTTTTGGTTATTCCACTATGTAAAACTCTTTTATAACCCTTTCTAGTTAAGACATATTCTCCTGCCTTTATGTCCTTGATTTTCTTATTGCCTTTCTTAGTTAAAACTAGTGTATCGCCCTTGAAACAAAAGTGGTCTACGTTTGTTGTACTCTCCCAGACATAGCGTTCAATACCTTTGGCGTTGGTTTCTTTTACTCTCCTTAGTGTTTCAAAATGTTTTATGTAGTCCACGAACTCTTTATTGCTCGGTACGCCTATTAAAAACTTAGCTTGCACCATATCGTCAATCATCATATCTATGTTTCTATCTCGGTGAGAATAGATTATGCCTTTCTTGTCGTTCTCTCCATACCAGACTACGAGCTGTGGATTGTTAGCGTTCTCCATTGGATACCACATCAAAGCATCTCGGTAAGTCTTCACAAAGTATTTAGACATAGTGCTATCAGGAAGTGCGTCTATCACCAGCTTTGGCTTGTAGTGCTTCATCATATCGTCTAACACACTCCATTCGGTAAACTTACCTACTTTGATTATTCCTTTTTCACTACCCAGAACATAGTGTTTGATATTACCTACGTCTACGCCCAAGAAATAACTACCAGTTTCAAGGTTTTCTGGTGTCCATAAGTCTAAGATTGTGGTTCGTGAAACAGTTAGGTCGCCAGGGTTATAAGGTTCTCCTAGTACGAAGTTATTAAAATACTCTTGGTCGCCCTCGCTATCTTCCAACACTTCTTTAGCACTAATTTTAGTAGCTATAAGGTGCGATAAATGCCAGCCTGATACATCATACTTTGGATTAAGTGTTCCTTTCCAAACTACTCCATCTCGGTCAATCCATCTACCTTTACGCCTTACATTATCGCTAATAGGCTCTTTGCAGTTCTTACAGATATAGCATTTCTTTTCTTTGTCTAAGCTATCAGGAAAGTTTAGGTAGTGTTCGTCTTTACAACTAGGACAAGTAATATGCCATTCTTTTTGGTCGGACTTTTGCCACTCTAAGTCAAGCACATCTCGTTCAGTTGTTGGGTTAGAGAATAGCCAACGCCCTTTATATGCAGAATCTTTGGTACGAGATTTGTAAGTGTTTAGAGCTTCTTGGTTACTTCTACTAGCTTCATCGTGGATTAGTAAGTCAGCAGTAGTTGAAATCGGCCCAGACTTTGATTCAGTTCCTTTAAAGTAAATTGACCTACCATTTATGTCCTTACGTTCAATGTTATCTGTCTGTACGCCTTTAAATATCTGGGGATTATTACTTAATATCCTGTTGGTTTTAGTACCAACAAACTCTCGGACTGATTCGTCTGTGGGCATAGTGTAAATTATGTTCCACTTAAACTTATCACAAGCAAACAGGGCTTTGTAGTTGAAAGTTACAGATTTTCCCACCTGTGCACAGGCTTTTACAGCTATGTTCTTTGACCAATCAGTTAGAATATCAAGAAGAAAAGCGTGGTCTTTAAAGTCCAAAGGGTCGCCTTTTTCACTCGTAATTCCCTTGCTAAATAGCCAGTGGAGTATCGAGTAATCTTCTACTTTTGGTTCTTGGTTTTGCATTTAATTCTAAGAATCCTTCTTCCTTTAAATCTACTAGGCTACCAACAATAGGAACAAACTTTTGTTTTGTTTCACTCCAATACTCTGTTGGCTTGTTGGCATATACTCTAATTTTCATCTTGTTTCTCAGGAAACTCTGCACAGAATACATCTAAACTAGCAAAGATAGATGCGATAGAGATAGCAGTTTCCAACGCTATGCGTTCTACTTTATAAGGGTCAATAATACCTGCTTCAAACATATTCACTAGTTTTTTAGACTTAAAGTCATAACCCATATTAAAGTTAATATCTAGCTCTTTAACTGTGTTTTTCTTCCAAAACTGATACCACTTTCTAGCCATTCCTGCGTTCTTTTCCATTTGCTTGAAAGGTGCAAGTAATGCTCGTTGAAACATTGGGTCAGTGTGCCGTTTAGCCACTCGGACTAAATCACTTCCACCACCAGCGACAATTCCCTCATCCATAGCTAGTTGTGTAGAGTTTACAGCGTCTTCTATCTTATCTCGTTTTAATCTAAGTTCATCTACAGTAAATGCTCCTACTTTAATCACTCCTACACCGCTTGTAAGGCTCGCCAAGCGTTCTTCTGCTACTTTTCTATCCCATTCTACCTTTTCAGCTATAAGTGCCTTTATTACGCCAATTCTATCGTTTAATAGGGTTTCGTCAGCGTGTCCACCAGAGATAATAGTTTCGTCTTTACTTACGATTACAGAGTTAGCTCTACCTAAAACTTCTAGTCCTACTTTGTCTAGCATTAGCCCTGATTCTTCACTCACTACTTTTCCACCTGTTAAGATAGCCAAGTCAGTTAGAAAGTCTTTTTGCTCTTGTCCTTTATGTGGGGCTTGAACACAAGCGATATTCATAGCTCGTCTTGCGTGGTTGATTGCAAAGGAAGCTCTAGCCTCACCTTCTATGTCCATAGCAACTACAAGTAAGTCAGTTTTACCTTGTGCAACGATAGCTTCTAAGATGTTCTTTATCTGAAAGTTAGTAGCGATTCTGCGGTCAGCTATTAAGATATATGGATTAGCTAAAACACAGCGATTCTTCTCTCGGTCATTGATAAAATCTTCAGAGATAAGCCCTTTCTTGAATCTCATACCCTTTGTGATTTCAAGTGATAGCTCTATCTTGTTGCTTTCTTCTACAGTGATTACGCCAGTTCTACCAAGCTCTAGGATAGCCTTAGAGATTATTTCAGCTACTTCTTCATCAAGGCTTTCAGTTAAAGCAAGGCGTTTTATGTCCTCGTCTTTTACTTCTCTTTTAAGAGTTGAAAGTATACCAAGAGTTTGCTCTAGTCCTTTCTCCAAGCGTTCTACTACTTCTCGTTGGTCTTTGCCTTTCTTTATCTCTTTATACGCTTCGTTAGCAAAAGCTCTAGCCAATACAGCACTGGTGGTTCTTCCACTACCTGCCTTGTGGTGCATTTTGTTTACTATCTTACGCATTAGACGATTACCCATCTGTTCCCAACGGTCTTCAATATCTATCATATTCAAAATCTTAGCACCGTCATCTGCAAAGATTGGGTCAAGATGTCCTGCGTCTAATATTGCTTTCTTACCTACAACTCCAAGAGTA